TCTTTATTAAAGTTTGTTATTGCTTTAGTCATAATATTTTCCTTGTTAGATATTTCAATGCTTTCTTTAAAACTTTTGGATTGTCTTTCAATAAACCAAGCGCTGTGTTACATTGTAGACACAACAGCCCTCTTACTTTCCCGGTTTCGTGGTCATGGTCGATGTACAATCTCTTGTTGTGATTATCATCAGCATGTTTTCCACAAAGCTTACATTCATAGTTCTGGTTCTCAAGCATTAGACCATATTGGAATGTGTCTATGCCATATTCTTTCATAATTCTAGTATTCCAAACTCTATTCTTATCGTGTTCTGCATTATCCTTTCGCCACCGTGTGCGATTGGCTTCTATCTTTTCTTTATTTTCTTTTCGGTATTTTACGGAATATTCTTTTTGATATTTGGCATTTTTTTCTTTATTGGCTTCACGCCACTTTCTCATGTATTCTTTCTTTCTTTCTCTCACCTCTTTAGATTGTTTTGAACTATGTTCTTGAACTAAAAATCTTTCTTCTTGAGTTTTCATACTTACTTATTCTCTTTTATTGTATAAGTAATATTTATGCCCAATTATGAATAAATGGTGGCAAACAACAAAAAACCCACAATAAAGTGGGTTTAATGATTCTACTATTCTGAATCGTTTCTAAGTTCAAAACAACTCTGCATATAATTTATCGACTAGCGATTCATAACATACATAGTTACTTCAAACCCAAAACGCATTTCAGTTGCTGATGGAGTTGTCCACATAGTATTGATTCCTTTTTAAAAAGTTATATTAAAGAACCAGGTCAACAGAGAGTATTTCTACAAAGTCTGCCTTGAGATTTAACAAACAATTTCTATTTGTTAAAGGTATTTTATACTACTTGACAGCTAAAAGCAATAGAGAAAATCATTAAATTGGTATAGACTATTTTATTAGTCCTACTTTGTATACAGTTTTGCCATTTTCTTTCATGGCAGTTAGTGCTCTCTTACGATTAGTACCATCAGTTTTGTGACTCACATGAACCCAACCAGAATCATCAATACCTGGAGTATAAAACTCCAATATGACTTGGTCGAAGTCGAGGTTGTCTACAATATACTGAGCCAGGTCTGCATTGGCGACACCAGGACACTCTATGTCGGCAGCTTCACCGTGACAATGTTGTGATTTGGATGAACCGCCCACCGCTTTGTTAAGTTCTGGTCCACGGTATCCTGAATTAATTGTTGTTACGCCAAAATGGTCTCTAACTTTTTGAACAACATTATCAAATAAGGCCTTTGCATTTTCTAGATGGCCTTCATTTGGAGTATTATCAATATCCATTCGAAGAGCTGTTTGACTTTTAGTGAATTCTTGTAATGTGAAATTTTTAGATAATTTCAATTTTATTCTCCCATTGCCTTAACTTTACGGTTATTGGTACGAACACCTGTAGCAAGTGCATTAACCATTGCATTTTTAAATACGAAATCGGTTTTACCACCAGTTCCATTGCTGGACATAGTTTTAAATTGTTTGTGTAGTTTAAAGTTCTTATCAGTTTTCTTGTGTGGTTTCTTTTTATAATCTATATCTGCCATTATATATCTCCAATGTTAGGAAAGTGGGAGTTTAGAAACTCCCACCGTTCATTTACCTTTACCTGCTTTACCTTCATTTAATAGTTCTGGCTTAAATAAATTAAGCGCTTCATCACTAATTTCAATATTGCGAGGTTTCTTATGTTCAGGAATTACATTCTCTAAACCTATTCGTAAGATGCCATCTGTATATTCAGCACCACGAACTTCCACCGTATCGGCAATTTTGACTGTTTTGGTAAAAGAGCGAAGACCAATACCTCGATGTAAATATTCAATATCTGATAAATCTACATTTTTGGATTGTTCATCTTTGTTGCCCTTAATTATTAAATGGCCATCATCAACCTTAATATCAATCTCAGACTTATTATATCCAGCCACAGCGAGTTCTACCACATAATGGTATTCATCTACTTTAACGATGTTGTGAGGTGGAAATGAGGTTTGAGTATTGTTGTTAGGTGTTGATGCTAGCATCTGTTCAACTTCACCGAATAGTTGTTCGAATCCGAGTGTAGAATTGTATAGAGGGCTAAATGAAAAGCGTTGACTTAATGTCATGTTATTTCTCCTTGAGTTAAGCGAGTTTCAAAAAAGATGACCCCGAAGGCATCATCAAATCGGCAGTTTTAAACTGGTCTGCCAACCAGATTCTTATTTATAAAGCATTGCTTTAATTATTCGTGTTCTTGTGGTTTTTTGCCTATATTATATTTTGCAATTAATTCCCAATCATCTTTTTCTTTATATGAGATAATCTTTATTTGATGTAGAGGTGCAACATTATCTTCTAGTACTTTTGGTTTTAGAATTTTAACTAAAGCCCATTCCTCTAATAATTTTGCAATTGCATTTCTTCTTTGTATATCATTTTCAGATATGTTGGATGGTTTTCCATCCAAGCCAAACAATTCCTTGAAATGTACAATATAATATCTACCTTGTTTATGTAATATATGACAAGATTGATATAGAATCTTTTCTTTACGAGAAGATACACCGATTCGTGTGAGTGTCTCACGAACCTTTAAAAAGTCATCTTGATGATTAAGAGTGACCTCAATGAAATCGTTTAAGTCTACCATAAAATTATCCCTTCTTACCTAAGCCGCCTGTATTGACTGAATTGGCAATTTCTTCTATTTGCGTTTTTGTGAGGGTTGAGAGAACTTCTCTAGCTTTTGAATTTGAGATATTATAGACCTGTTTGATACATTCTATATTTGCAATCTTCTCAGTCTTCACCCACTTAGCAAACGGTCTTTTGCTTTTTCTAACTATATTTAGTAAAAAATCATTCTGCAATCTACTTTCTAGGTGATGATGTTGATTCATTTCATTAGCATAAAATATACAGTCTTTATGGTAGGATAAAGTTCTATTAATTAAGAATGGTTTATAACCAAGTTCAGTTATATCATCAACAATTAATTGTTTGCCACCGTATAATATTTGATTTGAGTAATCGAATGGGTTACTCATTATTTGAATTCGCAGTTAGCCATCAATTCAGTTAAACATGCAACTAAATTAATTTCTGAATCAGCTACAAAAGCGTTCTTGTATTGATAGTCTGCTATAATCAATACTGCTTGAGGTATCGATTCTTTCTTCATCATATCATAAAGAGCTTCATAAACTTGTCTAAACACCGTATTAGAATCTATGTCAGTTGTTGCAACCCATTTACGAATTGAATTAAAGTTCTTCTCTTTTAGATATTGAGTAATCTGGTCAATTTGAACATTGCCAATATGAGCCAAAATGCCTGTATCAATCTTTCCAAATTGTGAGTATCTTTGTAACTCATTAATCACTCTTCTGAAATCAGGAAAATGTTTCTTAATCAATTCAGCAATTACAGCTTTCTCAAAATCAACCTCTTCTGTTACTAGAACTGATTCAATTCTTTGCATAAACTGTTTGGCAATTTGAGACTTCTCATTGCCTTTAAGTGAGAATTCAACACCTGCACATCTAGAATGTAATGGTTCAATAATACGATTCTTATAATTACAAGTAAAGATGAATGAACAGTTTCCTGAAAATTCTTCTATTGCATTACGAAGAGCCGGTTGAGTTGAATTTGGATTTAGATAATCTGCTTCGTCCATGATAATAACTTTTCTGCCACCAACAAGTGACATTGAAGAAGCATAGTTCTTGATTTTAGTTCTGAATGTATCGATACCACTTTCATCAGAACCATTAATGACTAGATAGTCACAACCAATTTCTTCGCACATAGCCTTTGCAACAGTTGTTTTACCAACACCTGCACCGCCAGATAAAAGAAGATTGGGAATACTTTTTTGATTGACATACTCTTGAAAAGGTTTCTTTAACCTTTCAGGTAATATACAATCTGCTATTGTCTTTGGTCTATATTTCTCGACCCATAATAAATGTTCCATCGTTCACACACCTCATAATATAATATAATAAATTAAGATTCAAACTTAGAACCTTGTTCAGTAGTCACCCAATATTGTAAATCAATATCTTTGTTTTTGAAATGCGAAATACCTTTTGATGAAATATTTACATCATAGTTACCTGGCATTAGTTTAGATAAGTTTTCTGTTTTGAAAATCATCTTATAAACTTTACCATCGCCTTCAGCAATCTCAAGAGTGTTTGTATGTGATGAATCGTTAGAAGTATCTAGAGTAGCAAGATTAACTTTTGTACCTGTAGATTCAACTGCGATTTGTGGAGAGGCCAGAACTGCAGCTGTTCTCATGATATCACTAAAATCATCAGCCGTCAATGATATAGAAATCTCTGGTTCAGGCATTACAAGTTCTTTTTCTGGAGGAGTAACAATCATTGTTGGTTCACAAAAACGATATTTTGTTTTTGAACGACCTTTGTTACTCACAATGATTACATTTTTATCTTCAAATTCAAATGTCGGGTCAGTGCCTAACGAGATAACAGATAAAAAGTTGTTTAGGTCATAAACGCCAAAGTCTGCAGGAACTTCTTCAGTAATATTCACTTGTGCTAGAATATTCTTATGAGAAGATACAGTCTTTAATGTCTTGCCTGCTTTAAATAAAATACCTTGGTTTATTGCACCAAAGTTTTTTAATATCGATAATGTTTCTGTCGAAAGTTTCATAATATAGTTTCACCTTATAATAATAAATTTTGTTTCTTTTCACTTACTTTAACATCCTACTACAAATATTGACATAAAAGAGGTAAACTTGAATTAGAATTCAAACTTAAGTCCAATGCCAAATCCATTTGAATCACTATCGCCTCTTTTTAAATCATACCCGGCATTTAGTGATGTGTCTTCTAAAATCTTATAACTTATTCCTAATTTAATTGTTTGGTCATTTTGTTTATGGTCAGTATCAAATGAATCACGAAAACGATAGCCAATTTTAGTTGACATCTTATCATTAATTTTATATTTTACTGAAGGAGTTATAGACCAATAACCAAAGTTATCTTTTGTGGTGTATTTGTTACCAATACCAAATCTCAATGAAGAACTCCAATCATCGGCAAGTTTGTGTTTACCAATAACAGCGGCCTCTACTCTTGTGTTATTACTACCAGAATCTTTGTCTTTGATTCTTGAAGATATTTCAGCATCAAAGTATTCATTAATATGTTTACCAAACTTAGCCGACCATTTAACAGCATCACTTCCTCCTGTGTTACTCTTTTCTATTCCATATTTAATGCCAGTATAATATGAGGTCTCTTCTGCAATAACATTTGTGGTCAACAATAAAGCTATGAGTGTTTTTTTCAATCTAAGGCCTCCATTTGTTTGATTCTTTCTAGTCTAATTTTCTCAAAGGCTACTTTTAATTCTTCAGGAGACATGGTTGATATATCTGGATATTCATTAACAACCACTTCTTT